AGCCAAGTAATTTAAAAAACGAGGCTGAATTTGTGCACAACAACAAAATAACAATGCTTAATAAGTCAATGCTTACTGCGCCAACAACTACTTATCCGGCATACAATCAAGAGGGTTTATCTTTAACCTTACATCCATCTACAATAACCGATGTGGGAAGGGTGGTTTCTCAATACATTAGATACCCAAAAGACCCTAAGTGGACCTACATATCCCTTACGGGTGGAGAACCAATATTTGACCAGTCTCAATCAGACTATCAGGACTTTGAATTACCTATAGATGATGGAAATAATTTAGTCGCTAGAATATTACAATATACAGGTGTATCAATTAGAGAGGGTGACGTTTACAGATTTGGTGCAACACTAGAACAACAAGAAACTCAAGAACAATAATGGCATACTTATCACAATATCAGTATTATGAAAATGGCGGAGCTGCTCCTACCGATGCAAATTGGGGTTCTTATCAGTACGTTAGCTTAGAGGATGTAGTAAATAACTTTCAGTTAATGTACACCGGAAATCATTCTTTAGTTAATAATGAAGAAAGGTATAAGATATTGTTTCACGCTAAGCGAGCAATACAGGAGCTAAATTATGATGCATTTAAAGAAATAAAAGCGTTAGAGCTAACTGTGTATGACAACTTAACTTTTGTGTTACCATCTGATTATGTTAATTGGGTTAGATTGTCTCTCTATAAAGATGGGTGGCTTAGACCTCTTAATGAAAATATACAAGTTAATTCAGCAGTATCATATTTGCAAAGTAATACAGGAACATTGAGTTTTAATGTTGACGGCACGGTAGTTACAGACGCATCTACTTTAGACACTGAAAGAAAAAGCGGTCAGCAAAATAGTGTATATTTAAATCAAAATAATGCACAAGACGATGCTTCTGAAAACTCTGAAGCTAATTGGTATTCTGATTATAGTATCGGCGCACGTTATGGTTTAAATACTGAGACAGCAAATGCAAACCCTACTTACAGAATAGACAAAAAAGCTGGAGTTATTAATTTTGATTCCACAATGCTTAATGAAAATTGTGTTTTAGAATATATTTCTGATGGTATGGAAGGCGGAAATGATTCCTTAGTTACTGTAAATAAACTTTTTGAAGAATACATTTATGCTGCTATCAAGTACGAAATATTAAACAGCAAGTTTAATGTTCAGGAATATGTAGTAAACAGAGCTAGAAAAGACAAGTCTTCTCTTTTAAGAAACGCAAAAATAAGATTAAGTAATATTCATCCAGGTAGATTACTAATGAATCTACGAGGTCAGAATAAGTGGATAAAATAAAATGGCAAACATTCAAAGAAATTTTATTGCAGGACGTATGAATAAAAGCCTTGATGAAAGGCTTATTCCTAATGGAGAATATGTAGATGCTTTAAACGTAAGGCTAGGTTCTACAGAGGCTTCTGAGATTGGTTCTGTTGAAAATTCTAAAGGTAACTCTAAGCTTACTTCATTACAGTTTTTAAATGGCATTCCTTTAAGCGTTAACGCTAGATGTATTGGAGCGTATGAAGACGGTTCTAATGATGTTATTTACTGGTTTGTTCACGACCCTTCTTTTGTTGAAGGAGATACTGGCAAACTAGATTTAATTGTTTCTTATAACGTAAAAACAAGCGATACCATATATCACATAATTAGCATTGACAATGGTTTAAAAGTAAATACAACATTAAACTTTAACCCATCTTATTTAATTACTGGTGTAGATAGAATAGGTGATTTATTATTTTTTACAGATAATTATAATCCACCTAGATTTATTAATATAAATAAAAATTATCCGAATCCTATAAATATTAACCCTACGCCAACTCCGACACCGACACCTAGCCCAGGTCCTGTTCTTTCTAATGGTTGGAAGTTTTTGGCTGGGCAAAGTAATATAGGGGGAACTGTTTTAACTGGATACCATACAGGGACATTGCCTGGATGCCCCACAAGTATCCCTGCGTATGGAGGTGGAGTTAGTCCTACAACAACTCAAATACCACTTCCAGGAGTAGATTGTTATCAATCTACATCTGTTTCTCAAACAAAAGGATTTGGTATTCAAGGAGCTGGAAATGTTAGTACATTAGCGTTAGCACAATTTAACTTCGATGCAAGTGTTAGTAAAGTATTAATTGGTCTTATAAATGTTTCGGGCGTTGGTAATCCAGGGACAGGGAGTTTAAGCGGAACAATAACCGGAAGTAATGGTACTAGCGGAACGTGGAGTGTAAGCTACTCTCCTCAGTTCTTGCCTTTTATTGATGGAGCTGGAGCAATCATTTATCCGGAGTCGGTTGGAGAGGTTACTCTTACAGGATTAACATTAACTAATAATGTAACATACACAATTAATACATAAGGATGGCTTCATATTTAGACCAATTTTCTGCAGAATCTATACTGGTTATAAAAAAACCACCGGTAAGCGCTCCTATTATACAATCAATAACTACGGCTGGAGAAGATAAGTTTTTAGAGGAACGGTTCATAAGCTTTGCATACAGGTATAAATATGCTGATGGCGAATACTCAGCTACATCGCAATTTAGTGAGCCTTCGTTTATTCCTAAACCTTTTGATTTTAGTTTTAATAGCTACTTAAATGAGGGGATGACCAACTCCACGAATGCCTCTGTTATTACATTTAACTCTGGAGGTTCTCTTGTGGTTGGAATAGATTTATTGTTTAAAGAGTCCAACACCTCTACAATAAAAGTTATTGAAAAATTAAACAAGAATAATTTAGGGTACGCTGATAATCAGAATTACACCTATACTTTTAGTAATAGTAAAATATTTACCGTTCTTCCTGAGTCTGAAATATTAAGACTTTATGATAATGTTCCTTTACTAGCTAAAGCTCAAACGGTAATGGGTAATAGACTTATATATGGAAATTATATAGAAGGATATGATTTGGTTGATTCAAATAACGCTCCTGTAAAGTTTGAATATTCTGCTAATCTAGTTACTGAGGAAATAGGTAATACAGCTTTAGAAAATTCTACAGTAACCGGTAATTATACAATACCAGATACGCAAACAACTTCTGTTACAGTTCCTAATTCTGTGGTGTATTTTGATTTAGCTGATTCTGAATTAATTGCTGGGTCTGAAATAACTTTAGATTTAAAAATAGAACATAATCAGTTTGCTAGTCCTTTTGGAGGTACAACTCCTTTCCCTACAGAGACTACAACAGATGTGGATTTAGCTTTTACTTATACACTCCCTACCTCATACGGCTCTGTTTATGAATTGGCCACGAGTGATGATTTTATACAACGAATAGGTAGCGCTTCTAATATTCAAACTGTTGCAAACTCATGCAGCGGAACAACATTTACAGACCAACTTAATTGTGCTATTCCTCAAAATTTAGACTCTTTAACTAAATATCAAAGTGGTATAACGGCTAGCAATCAAGCTTTGTCAATTATATCTACACCCGGAAGTACTCAAATAGGAATCCAGGTTTTGGCTATGGCTTATGTCCCAGATATAAACAATCCATTTTTTATTACCAATGTTTATGAATATTACTCTATAAATTTTGCGGAAGGGTTTTATCAGAAAGTAGCAAACCCATCAAGCCTTCATAGTAATCGAGGGTATGAAATAGGTATTGTATATATGGATGAATTTAATCGCTCGTCTACGGCGCTTGTAAGCCCCAATAATACCGTTCAGATACCTTGCGCTAACTCGGCAACAAAAAACTCAATACAAGTCACTATACCGACTACACAGAGAGCTCCATCTTGGGCTACTAGATATAAGTTTGTTATCAAGCCAGATGAGGAAAATTATGAGAGTATATATAGCAATATATATTTTGAAGACCCAGGAAGTAACGCTGCCTATTTTTTATTAGAAGGTGAAAATGCGGCAAAGGTTGAAGATGGGGATAGGCTTATAGTAAAGTCAGACATTAATGGTCCTACTCAAAGCTGTATATATACCACTGTTTTAGAGAAAGAAGTACAAGAGGAAGGGTTTTTAATTATACCTACAGGTGAAAATGACTCGAATAATAATCCAATAAATGTATTTGTTCCTTCCGGACCATACATGAAACTAAATCCCAATAACTTTTCTATAGTAACAGACACTAGCACTGGAGGTCCGTTTGTAATTCCAGGGCCTCGTGAAGATACTGCAGATGTAAAATGGGAAAATCCATTAGTAAACTATCCTGTAAATATTACAAATCCATCAGGAACAGGAGCTACTTCTTATATAGACTATACCATACCTGCGGGTAGTAGAATTAAAATTGAAATATCTCAAACAAGAACTGGTAGAGGTGGTTGTCCATCTCGTTCAAATATATTTAACGCTGAGTTTGTTTCTACTGAAACTTATACAGATTTTAAATCTTGGTGGGATGAAGATAATATTGCGACTTTTCTTGTAAATGATAGCATTACTAGCCCTGAAGGCTATACAAATGTATACCTTTCAACATTAGTCACAGGAACTTCTGACCCTACAATATCTGATATTCAAACATCTGATTTAACCAATTACTATCAATTTTACGAAAACACTTCTACAGGACAAAAGTTTTTAATGGTAACCGGTCCTGACGCTTGCGCTAGTGCTTCAAGAATTAAGGAGAGAAGAGCAACTGTAAATGTAAATATAGAGGTAATAAGATTTTCAAGTACTATTGCTTTTGAAACAATTCCCTCAGATGCGCTACCTGATTTATGGTATGAAAACAATCTTTCTTTATCCATAGGCGCTGAGGGAGCTCATACTGGAAACGTACAAAGTCAAAATCTTACAACAGCTCAACCAGCAATAATAGACACTGGGTTTTTTAATTGTTATGCCTTTGGAAATGGTGTTGAAAGTTATAAAATTAGAGACTCTATAAGTGGAAAAACATTAACGCTTGGGAATAGAGTTACATCAACGTCTGCGGTAGATTATAAAAAAGCTCATAGATTTGCAGACCTTACCTATAGTGGTGTGTTTAATGACGAGAGTAATGTAAATAAACTAAATGAATTTAACTTAGGCCTATTAAACTTTAAGCCACTTGAAGATACTTTTGGGTCTATACAAAAATTATTTGCTAGAGAAACAGATATACTTACGCTTCAAGAAGATAAAATATCTTATGTATTAAGAGGAAAGAACTTACTTTCTGACGCAGGAGGAACAAGCGTTTTAACCTCAGTTCCTGAAGTATTAGGATTGCAGATAGCTCGAATAGAAGATTATGGTATCAGCTTTAACCCAGAGAGTTTTTCGGCATGGGGATATAATAAGTTTTTTACAGACTCAAAAAGAGGGGTTGTAATACAGCTACAAGGAGCTGATTATCAAAATGAACAACTTGCTGTTATTTCAGAGTCAGGGATGCGTTCGTGGTTTAGGGATTTATTTATAGATTCTTCACAAACTCAAAAGTTGGGAGGGTTTGACCCTTACATGAATGAATATGTTTTATCATCTAATCAAGTTGCTTTACCTGCTGTTATTATTCCTTTATCTTGTGGTATAAGTAGAAACTTAACAGTATCTTCTTCTGCTCCTGCTACCTACACGGTTGATATGTCTGAGCTTGTAGGAACTGCAACAGTTACCTATGAGATACCGTTTGAAGGTACTGATAATATAATAACAGAACTTACTTTAGAAGATATTGTAACAGAAGGTGGTATTGATATAGTTAGTGAAGAGGCTGTTTCAGGTACTGCATACATCGTAACAGTTACCTATAACGGAAACACATACACCTCTGGAAATGTATTTGCTAGCGGTTCATTTACTTTCCCTAAAGATGTGGTAAATGTTACTGAAGCAGTAGTAGTTGTTTCTACATCAAATGTGTCTGCAGATACCGTTGAAGTTACTGTAGGGTGTCCAGTCGCTCCTTATTTAACAATTTATAATATTGCAGTAACAAGTAACAATGAAGCTGGAGAGTTTATTCATAATGAATATAGATGGTCTGATGGAACATTTA